AAAGGAATGGGGAAAGTCGGACTTCAATCCTGATGAATACGAGCAACAGTTAAGTCAGAACGATTATAAGTAATGGCAGAAAAAGATTCATTACCCAATTACATCAAGTTAAGACCAACTGAATTTGACCCTAATAAAATTCTTATCTACATAGATACTTTAGATAAAAGAAGTATTGATGCAGAAATAGAATATGACGAGGCTAAAGATCAAGTTCAAGAAGTCTTTGATTTTGTTGTAAGTGAAAAGCAGATAAATGAATCTATATCTGTTGCACAAGCTAAAGTTAAAGCAACTAATGATGAGAGATATAAGGAAGTTAAAAAAGAACTTTCTCGTAGAAAAAAGCTACATCTTTACATGAAGATTGAAGCTAAAAATGCTCATAGTTATTGTGATAGCTTAAAACAAAAATCTATTAACCAATTAGCTATTGATAAGTTGACTAATTGGAAACCAAATTAATAGTGTGTGTGGGGAGCAATCCCCACATTTCTAATGTTTAACTACATCAAGTCCTTTGATGTCAGTACTTTCCTTAATTACTTCGTAAGTATAATTATAGTTAACAACTATTACATCTTCATATTTTGAAATTTCATTTATTGTATTATTTATTTTTGGAAATGTAGGATAGGTGTCAATAAATCTTAAAGCTATAAAATGTCCATAAGGACTATACTTTGATTCTAATTGTAGTTCTAATTCTGTAATAACTGCGTCAATGCCCATGTAGGCATATTACTATTTCTTTCTCATAATGTCAGCACCTTTAAGTCCATAGATTGCAGATACTACACCAATAAAAATTGCTTGATACCAATAAGGTAGATTTTTAAAATACTCAAAGAACAAATCTATTCTATCACGAATCGTAGGATCGTCAGAAAAAACAGACCAACCCAATAAAAGAATAGGCAAAGATACGAGAATAAGGACAAATTCATCTTTCCAACCATTATCATTGCTCTCAATAACTTTCGCTTTATATTCAATCTCACCTTTCGCCATTTGCTCTGCATGGTGCATCTGAGCATCTGACATCAACTGTTTAGTTCTTTGTTTATTTTGGTAAATTCTTGCACCTGTCTTTACACCTAAACTTAATAAATTCAACCACATAATTACTTTTCCTGTATTTTTTCTTTAAGCATATCTATAACATGCTTAGCTTTTTCTAAATCTTTTAACTGATCTGTTTTATTTTTATGCTTTAAATTATATCTTGATATGTATTTTATCACTTTTGTTTGACAAGCATTAAAATTATTATCCATGCAATAGTCCAAAGGTTGCAATTTAAGCTTTTTATACCAATCACCACCCACTTGCTCGGAAAATGCCGAATCTTCGTTCTGTGTGCCTCTATGGCTCTTTAAAAGGGTATTTTTTAGCTTATTAGACTTTGTCATACTATTTTTTTAATCCAATCGCCTTTATCGTTTAAAACCATTGGTAACAATCTTGGTACACCATTTAAGATAATACCGCAACCTAATATAAACCTAGTCTTAAAATTTTTTGCATAATTAAAAGCCATACTTTTTTGGTTGATCAAACAACCTACATTCATAGCAAAAAACAAGTTATCAGGATTAGCCCAATAACTAATTAAAAACTTTGTATGATAATGTCCTTGTACTGCTGACATACCCATTGTTTGAGATACTTTTAAAATATCTGCACTTCTTCCGTGTGTAAAAAAACATCTTTGTCCATTTGACATTGTAAGTGTTAAGTCATCTACCCAATTCCACTTTCGAGTTCCTAAAAATTCTCCATAGGGTTTTAAAAATTGTTTAGACATTCCAAATTTTAATGCTCGTCTATAAACTAAACTGCTATGATTTGAGTCAACTTCTGTTACTTCTGGAAATATATCCTCTAATTGTTTTATATATTCTTTTGATTTGTCTAACTCGTGTCCAGCAGAATATAAATCAGGATCGTGTGTGTGCATATTAATTGCGTGAAAATCTAAAAGATCACCTATGTTGACAACAAAATCAGGTTTAAATTCTTTTTTTATTTCTTTTAAAAAAGTTATCGAATCACGATGTTGATATGGCAAGTGCATATCACTAATAACTAAGATTTTTTTATGACTCATACAAGTGTTACTTGTACAATTAATTTGATAAAATGTAAAGTAGTTGACCTATTACAAGAATCGCTACTGCACCTACACCATACATTAACCAATTTGTAATTGTACCAAATTTTTGATCTAACTTTTCATGTATCTTATCAATGTCATCGTGCATATGTTTAAGATGATTACTTTTTAGATTAGATATATCTCTTTTGATTCCTGTAATATGTCCATATAAAGCGACTATATGTTCGCCTGTTGTTTTAGGCTTTTTAGTCATCACTTTTTTTTTCTTGCTTTATATTTTTTAATACCTTGTGAAATAAATATATTTTTATACAAAGAAACCTTTTTACCAAACTTTTTATCTGCTTTTCTTTTTACAGATTTATAAGCTTTAGACTTTTTATTAAAAGACTTTGGCTTTCCTAATCTTTTTGGTCTAGCTTTAGCATATATAGGTTTCTTTGTAGCCATTACTTCTTCTTCTTTTTTTTCATTTTACTTTTTTTTGATGGTCGTCCTCTTTTACTTCCGTATGTTCCTCGTCCTCTTGGCATGTTTCCTCCTATTAGTTTGCAAATTTACCAGCAGACCATTTAGCCTCTGGTAATCCATTTTTAAATTCCTTACCATTAAATGTCAATACTTGTTTTCTGTTGCTACCCTCGTTATAGCTACAATGTACCCAGCCACTATTTGCTCCTTCTTCTTCTTTCCAAAACTCTAATATCAGCTGATCAAAGTCGCAGTTATTTTGAATCCAAATTGCTAACTGTAAATTTGATACACCAGCTATTTCAAAATCTACTGCCTGTCCTTTTGTGTGCTGACTTGTCTTTGACGATTTAATTGCAACACAAAGTTCTTCACTACGATAGCCTGATGTCACCATAATTGGTTTGTCGAACTTTGCTCGTACAGGCTCAAGAACTGCATAACAAAGATCAGTTAAGTTTTTAATCTCCCCACTACCAGCTTTGTTTTTTATACCTAACCTTGTAGCAGTTGAGGACTTTTCAAATTCAGATAATTTAAAATGTTTTGATAATTGCATAATTTCTCCTATCTTGAGTTAGCTGGTACACCTTTAGAATTTACGAATGGTTGTTCTGCGAAAGCCATGTAGACATATGTTGCACCAGAAGCATTCCATTGACCGCTTGATGTTCTTAATTTAAAACCATTGCTTAAAAGGTCTGCTCTGTCATTTGAACTATCTTCTACATTAGATCCATTAGGAAATAATTGAGAACTTGCTCCATCATTATTAGGATCTCTTTTATTATCAATCAAACCCCAATCTTCTGTTGCACTTGATTTTTTAATTATTAAAAAAGCTGGTCTAAATCCTGTGTAAATAAATGCTCCATCAGCATTTCCATTTCCTGTGTATGAGCCAAACTTACTGAAACCTTGTTTTTCTGCAAATGCGTAAGTTACAAAAGTATAAGTGTCATTATATATATTTCCACCAGCAGTCCAAACTGAAGATGTTGGATCGGTGTTGTTATGAAAATTAGCTGAAGCACCACTTTCAGCATTAGTTAAATTTAAATAAATATTTTTTGTATTTCCAATACTTGCATGATAGGTGTACCAATCATAAGAATGTGATCTAGCTTTTGTAATAATCAGTTTAGGAACAGCATTTAATCCATGTCCAACTGTAGCATTACTACCTGTACCTGTCCATGTTGAAATTGAAAAACCAGCAGTTTGACTTACTGATGTTGAAGTTGTGTTTATACCGCCATCTGTATTAGCAGAACCTGAACCAGCTCCAGCTTTCCAGCACCAAGCTACATGAGTTCCAGAGCTATGATTTGCGTCTCCATCATTTCCAAGAGTAAATCCATTAGAGCCAAATGCAGTTAATCCATTTGCATTAGTATTTTCAGCTCCATTTGTATTTGAATATATATATTTAGTTGCACCTCTAACAGAATCATACAAAACATGGTAGTTAGTGTCATTTCTTCTTTTTTGCCAGACAAGATCAGGTTGCATATCTTCTTCACCATCTAAAGTAATTGCATGACCAGCACTTCCATTTCCACTATAAGTCTTAACCTGAAAATATAATTCTGGATTGTCTATTGTTGTATAAGCTGCCATTTAACCTCCATCACTTCCTAAATTTTTTGTGCATAACGCAAGGTAGCCACTAGGTGGTGCATATTCAAAAGCACCATATCCATTTGCATCTGCCGCATCTGAAGAATTAGCATAGCTTGGAGAGCCAAAATTACAAGACCATAAAGCCGCACCGCCAGAACTTATTGTTGTAACTGCAAAATGATAAAAATCTCCAGCAACTATTGCATAAGCTCCAGTGCCTGTTGATCCTGATTCTGGATCGCCAGAATTAATCCATGAATTATTTTTTGCGAAATATAATTTGTTATTATCTAAATCCATTGCTATCGAAATGATGTCTCCATCTGTAAATGTAGCTTCGCCAGTATCATTGTTGCCATTGCTAGTTCTAACATTTCCAGTAGCACCATAAGCCCAAGTAGTTCCTGAAGTATAATTTCCTAATCCTGTTGTTGCTGAATAAGCATTGTCAGTTCTATAAATACCAACATTTTTATCAACACCACTAAATCCAGATACCGCCTTAAATTCTGCGTACCACTTCCCATTTTGTACTGCCATAGAACTTACAGCATGACGATAATTTGCATCACTAGCAACGACATTTAAGTTTCCTTCACTAAAAGTTAATCCAGAGTTAAGAAATAAAGGATTTAAAGTACAAAAATTATTAGTGGGCGAGTCCACCGCCTGATCTGTTGCGGCTAAACTATTTGAAGTAAAATCATGTCCTTCTCCACTTTCGTCATCATCTAAGTCTCCAGAATCTTCGAAGTCTAGATAAAAGCCATCGTTACCATAGGAAAGACCACTTGTTTCTTTAGGCTTCCAAATTCTTGGGCTATCGCTGTCAAACTCCCCAAACTCTGTGCAAGCATAATGTTGACCTGTGCAACAATGAAATTCTGCCATATACCCATTAAAATTATAAAATGTATCATTCTGTGATCTTAAACTTCGACCTACTGTAAAATCTTGACTACCATTTGTTAAAAAAGTTGCTATTTGATAGCCTGTGCTTGATGGTGCGCTAAATAAATCAAAAACTGTTTCTCTAACTCCGTTTACCCATAATTGAATACGATCATTTTGAGTGCCATCTAGTCCATCAACTCGTATATGGATATTATACCACGCACTGACGTCTCGAAACTTTTTTGTTGTAATTATATAATATTGCGATGTTCCACCACTATCTCTAAAATTTATTAATAATGCGTCATCAGTTGTAAAATGACAAAATGTTCCATGAGCAGTAGAATTTGTTCCTTTTCTTCCAAAAAGTCCTTGATCTGTTCCAAGTGTTGATCTTTTAACCCAAAAATTAAATGTTACTTCATCATAATAAGCATTTGAACAAGTTCTATTAAAATAAGCATCACCAGCAAGTCTTACTGAGTTTGCTATTTCAAAACCAGTTGAAGCTGTTGCTGAAGCTACATTTCCAGATGGAATTGTTGGTAGTGGCATTTTAAATCTCCAATGTTGGAAACTCGCCTAATGGTCTTTCATGAACAGGATTTTCTTCTGTGCCTGTATTAACATAAATATAAAGAGTTTCTAAAGCACTTACATCACTTGCATTTTGAATTAAAGTTTCCATTTCATTAGACCTTGTTCTTACATTTGCTCTATAAGTTTTTATATTTTCTGGAATAGTATAAGTGTCATCGTCTAATGCTTTATGATTATGCCAATCAGTTGATTCTAATAAACCACTAGCTTGTTTTTTTATAATTTCTTTTTTTTTAGATTTTAAACCTTTGACTTTTAAATCACCAACTTTTCTACCATCAAGATATTTTACATCAATAAGATCAATATCTTCTTGAGTATAAAAACTATCTTCTAATTGTCTAGGTATTGCACTTCCATAACTTGCGGTAACTTGTCCATCTGCATAGTTAAAAGATTGATTTGTATTTATATAAAACTCATCATTTTTTTTATTTGAATCGTTAAAAATTACTTCGTAAATCCCAATAGCTTCTCTTTCTTCGTTTGTCCATCTAAAAGAAAATATGTTTTTTGAATAACGAGTATCTCCAATAACTAAACCTTTTGGATTATTTATTAATTTTGTAATTGTATTATCTTCTACTAAAGCCCACATATTTTAACTTTCACTTAAATTTAATGTTCTACCTACTTCTTGCCATACTGCACCATTATATCTAAATACGAATATGTCTGTCTTTGCATCTGTATCAGTAGTAGTTGGCTCTGTACTTGCCGCAAATTCAAAAACAGTATTCCAACCAATAGTGTGGCTACCATTATAATTAATTTCTAAACAAATAAAAGCACCCTCTACTGCATTACTTGGGGCAGAAAAAGTCGTGTTTTCTGTTGTTACATGAACTGCGTTAGATTTAGCTTGTGCATCCCAAGCTACCGCATTTGAAGATGAAGTTAATGCTTGTTGTGGAACATAAGCCATATCATTAAATTTAATTGCTCCTGTGCCATTTGTTGTTAAATCTATTGCTCCATTTGCTCCATCAGTTATTGTAATGTTTCCTGAGTTCGTTCCACTATTTGTATCTAAAACTAAATCGTATGTTCCTTTAGTAGTTAAAGAAGCAGAAGCCGCACCTGTTCCTATAACAACTTCTCCTGAGCCTTTTGGTTTTAAATGAAGATCAACATTTGTTTCTCCACTTGCTCCGAGAATAGGTGGATTACCTGTTGCCGCATTTGTAACTTCTAATTCATTAACTGCTGAAGCAGTTGTTTGAAATATAATTTGTTCAAGACCATTTTCATCTCCAATAAAATGAGCATCGTCTATTAAAATATTGTGTGAGTTAGTATCTAAATTTCCACCGAGTTGAGGAGAAGTATCTCCAAGTAAATCTGCAACTACTGTTGAGTCTAAAAAATTTACTGTATTAGCCGAATAATCTATTGTCGCAAAACTAATATCATCTGATCCATCATAAAACTTAATAGTTGGAGAAGATGCCGAAGTTGTATCTAACCACATTGTTCCAGCCGCCGCACCACTTGGTCTTGATGACCCTGAGTGCATTGAGTTTATAGCTGAAAGTGCATTATTTAAATCTGTTCTAAAATCAGGAAAACTCTGATTTGCAATATTCATATCATGTTGTGCCATAACTTCTTATACTCCTTTTAAAATCCTTTTGCAATATAATCAAATGTTCTTGAAATATTTGTCCCACTTGAATTTTTAAATAAAACTTGGAAATTATTAACAGTTTTATTAGAGACTGTAAAGAAATCTCCTGTATTTGCATCTTCCATTGTTATACCTACTGCATAAGCAGTAGTTTTAAATGGTGTTGTAAAGGTAACAGTTTTTGTACTTGTTCCTGAAACAATATCATTTCCGCTAAATATTCTATCAGGCATATCTACTGTTACTGTTACAGCAGATACAACAGCAGTTGAAGCTAAATCTGTTGAGGTTAAAACTATTCTAAATTTTAAATATCTGGCGGTATAATTACCAATAACAAAATTTTGAAAAGATGTATAAGTTGAATTATCATCACTTGTAGCAATTTCTAAATGTGCATCACAATTAGCTGGTGTATCTCCATCAAAATTTGAGGCACTTGAATCAAAGAACCCTGAACGATTGTCAAATAAGTCATCAGGATTTCTTGCTGATTGAGTTAAAGAAGCTGTAACTCTTACTGTATGTTTTGCACCAATGTCAATAACATTTGCAAACTCATAATTTCCTGATGGTAAAAAGTCTGCATTAGCTAAACCTGAATCAAAAAATCTAGTAGTATTTGCATCAAACAAACCAGAAGCCGCATCAAATAATTCACTTGAATTTAATACAATAGCATCATCTGATATTGATACATTTGTTTTAGTTCCAGAAAATGTTGGATGTTCATTTACTGTTGTTATGGCATTAAAATTTTCAGCACTTGTAACATTTGATACGATTGCAGTTGCGTTTGATGAAAAATTGCCTAGCTTATCCACTGCCTTTATTAGATATGTTCCTGCCCTTGCTGGCACGGTAATTGATGTTGCTGGTCTTGAAACTTTTGTAACTAAATTTACTGAGTTTAACCAATCTCCTGTTCCATCAGTTAAAGAAGAAAATCTTATTTGATAGTATGCAAGGTCGAGATCACTAATTTGTTTCCAAGATAAATGAGCATCTTGACCTGTAATATTACAAGAAAAATCTTCAACATCTTCAGGTGGTAAAATAGCACCTATGATTGTTCTTGAAGCTGACACATAAGTAGATGATACTCCTAAAGTTGATACTGCTTTTACTCGCACATCATAGGTGGATTGGTCTATTACATTTAAAACTCTATGATTTAATCCTGACCCTTGTGCATAAATTATAAAATTTGAGTCTGTACTTAACTTGTATTCTACTTGATAATAATCAATAAAACTATCAGGAGAAGCACCTATTACTACATCTAAAGCTACAATTACAGTTCCGTCATTATATTCAATAAGTTGGTCAGATAATGTAATACTTGCTGGAGCACTAACAGAATAAGGATTTGGAAGAGTTGTACTTGGTGTTGAAGCAACTTGTGTTTTTGTAGCCCAAGTGTAATGTGAATCTTGATGTATAACTAAATTTAATTGAATAGTAAAATCTTCATTAAAAGTCATTCCTATAACTCTATGTGGTTTTGCAGAATAGCCTAAAGACGATAATGTTATATTTACTATATCTCCTATTGCTAAATCATAAGCATCAAACCCTACTGTTAATTGTAGTCCTTTTGAGTCTCTTGATCTTCTTAATATAACTTCTGCAAGTTCCAAAGCCTGATATGGAGAAGTAATCGTACTAAAGTCAAATCTTCCCTCTAATAAAAAACCACCATCAGCAGTTTTCATTGTTGCGTGTTGATCTGCTGAAGCATAAGCACTATCATCTATTTCAGGAAATTGTACTTCATCAACTTGATAATTACGATCTGGGTTAATAAATGAAACTATAACTCTATTATACTTATTTGATTTGGTTTCGCTTGCTAAACTATATCCACCTATAATATCATCTTCTGTTAAAGTTATAGAAGCCGATCCTGTGGTTTCAGCAATTAATTTATATTTTCCTGATGAAAAAGGTAAATATGATCTTGCACCTTTAACTAACTCTCTAACATTATCAATTACTTTTCTTGAAGTATCTATAACTGCATTGCAATCTAAAACATCTATTGTTGTTGAGCCATAAGCAGTAACATCAGTATCGAAAACTCCAGATGAAGTATAAAAACTTGGTACATCAATATTTGCTATCGGTATTCCTTTTCCATATCTTTCGTTTGTTAAATAGTCTAATAAACACCAAGCTGGATTATTAGAATGTGCCGCAGTTTGTGCAACTGAACTAGAATTATAAGCGACAACTTTTTTACCTTTAATTATCGCTTGGATTAGTGGTATTCCACCAAACGCATCTTGATTCCATTTAAACTTTAAAGATAAATAAGCAATACCTCTTAATCTATGGTTTGATGTCCAAGATGTTAGTGTTCCTAATAAATCGCATTGTGCTTGACTATCAGTTCCATAATGACATTTAACACTAATTAAACTTGTGCTATCTTTATAAAAGTTTCCATCACCTGTCCCTACTGTTCTTAAAGTATTGTCTGCTAAAGTACCTGACCATGTAACTTCTTTTTCATCAATAAAAATTTTTTCTACACTTTCTATTTCTCCCTCACATAAAGCTAGTGCAACATATAAATACTCATTGTCAGATCCGCTAGACTCAACAAAGACTCTTGTGCCACCTACCTTTCTTTCTCCATAAACAACTGGAATAGATTGATCGTTAGACTGATGGTTTAATAATATTCCTTTTTCGTAATTATTAAAATCACTATCTCCAAAGTCAGGTCTATCAGGTCGTCTATTAGATAAAAATAACCAACCAATAGCAAATATTGCTAAAGCGACATAAGGATTTAAGTTTTTTAAAAAATTAACTGATTTTGTTATAATTTTAACAACTGTTTTTGCTGACTTAAAAACTTTTTTTGCCGCTTTAAAAGGATTGAAAAAAGATTTAATGCCTGTTTCATTTACAGGCTTTCCATACCCACCTAATTTTTTTAATATTTTTTCTTCCTCTTTATTAATGTAAGCAATAAATTCACCTTTAGGTGCGTATCTGTTTAATATTTTTTTTCCTATTTTAACTAATAGTTTATCAAACCAATTAAACATTATGTTCTACCCCACTTAATATTTAAAACAGTTTCACTAGCAAAAGCCATACCCACATCACTACTAAAAAATCTTTGTTGGGATATATTGTTTGTTTTTCTTCCAGATTTTTTTTCAAAATCAGCCCAATGAGAAACTATATTAAGATTTAATATTGATGAAGTTTGATCTTCTGATATTGTGTATGTTTCAATGTTTCCTTTATATAATAAAAAAGGGTCAGCTATAATTGCATTATTATCATCTAAAAATGCTCTATAAATTGTTACTGCATCATTAACTATATTTTCTGCTAGTGCTAATGATATGTATGTTTGATCTGCTCCTGATAAAGCTATTGATATGCTTGACTTACCTATGTCGGTTTCTTCTACTACTTCAGGGTAACTTACTAAAAAACTGCTTGATGAATAAGTAACACTAGAGCCTGATACACTTGAAGTTAAATCATGTACGCAATCTGTAATATTTTGTGGAGTTCCAAAACCAATCGTAATTAAATGAACAGGTTTAATTTCATTTGTTGCTAGATGATTCTTTACTGCTGTTGTTAAACTTCTCGTCATATTTCTCGTAACTTTTTCTGTTTATTTTTATACTATCTAAAATTTTATATTTTGCATCCTTTGTTGGCTCATTATACTTTCCTAAATCGTTTGTATCCATATTAATATTTTCACTATCAATTATTTCTTCAGCAAGTACATCAACATTCATCCAATACTTAACTTTGTATTGCATTAAAAGGCTTCTTCAACATCTAATTCATATTTATATAAAAGACTACCATCTTTATCAGCACCTACTGACCCAAATTGTTGAACATCTCCTGTTAAATGAACTGTAAAAGAAACATCGTCATAAGTAACTGCTGAATTATTTGCTATATCAGCTATTAAAGGTGGCTCTATTGTAACAGTTGCGGCATTACTTGAACTTGTTACATCTGCAACCACCATATAAATTTTTGTGTGAGAAGCAAATTTTATAAAATCTCCAGCTTTTAACCTTCCAGCACCATCTCCAGCAAATCCATCCATAGCAATAGTGTTGTCTCCAGCAGATTGATCTCCATTAACTAAAACACTTCCTGTTTCACTTCCTCTGGCATCTTCTATTTCTGGTGGAACAATAGTAAAGTTTTCTTTTCCACTTCTTTGCTTAACTATAAAAGCCATAAGTTCTCCATAAACATCTGATCTATTTCCTGTAATTATAGAAACAGTAAAAGCCCATCTTTGAGAATCAATAGTTCTTGATAATTTTTTACCACTTATAGATTTAGATATAATTGTACTTTGAATAGACTTAATGCCCATTGTTTCAAATTTAGAACTTGCTATTGGAAATGCACCACTCATTATACTAATTCTCTCCTACCTTTTTCGTTTAAAGCATTATTTATTATTGAAGTTATGATACCTCTGTTTTCTACTAAAACACTATTAAAGCTACTTGAATCTATGGCTTCAATATTAAAATTAACATTAACATTTCCACCACCTGTTCCTCTAGCGGCTTGTGTTATTTGACCTGATGAGTTTGGTACAAAAACTTCAGCACCTCGTTCTCCTACAACAACAGGCTGACCTTTTGATACTGCACCACCTGATGCTTTTCCAAATAATCCACTAAAGAAACCACCAAAACCACCTGACATAGCACTTAAAGTTGCTTGTAATGCAATTTGTCTTTTAAGATTAGTATTTTGTTTTCTAATCATATTTTCTTTATCTGCTTCTTTTTTAAATAATGTTTCTGCTAATATTTTTTCAATACCCATTAAAGCTATTCGTTCAATAGTTTTTTGAATAATTGTAATTAATAATGATTGTGCTAATTCTTTAAAAGAAGCATTTAATTGTTCTCCTAAAACAACTGCTCTAGCAATACTGTTTGCAAATCCTTTTACTCCTTGATTTATAACACTTACTACTTCATTTGATATACTGAATTGATTGTTTTGTTTTTTTATTGATTCTAAAACTTCTTCTTCCATAGTTGCTTTTTCTTTAACTGCATTTACAAGTTTTCGATCTGATTCAAATATATTAAATATTACTTTCTCTTGCTTTTCTAATTCTTTTGTTACTTTTTTATGGCTACCAAGTTGATCTAATAGCATAGTTGGGTCGTATGCTTTTTTTTGTGCTTCAAAATTAGAATTAATTTTTTTCTCTACATCATCTATTGCTTTTCCTAATGCAAAAAAAGTAGCAGTTGTAGCCGCAACAGAAGCCGCAACTAAAACTAAACCAGCACCTGTTAATGATGCTAAGGCTCTCATACCAGCTACAACAGGAATTATTGCTCTACCAATGTTAATAAACATTTTGGCAAGTTTAAAAGATATAAGAATTTTAAATGCGGTAACTACTTCGTCTGAGTGTTTTGCTAAAAATTTAAAACCATTTACTAATTTTTCAACTCCTACTGCTAAAACTGTTCCAATGGTTACTGCAATCTTGTCCATTGTTTCTGAGTTTTTTTCTAATGATTTATTAAGATCGCCAAATTGTTTTTTAAGTTGTGAAAAGAAACCAGCATCTAATAGAACTCTTTTAAAGTTAAAAACTTTATCTCCTATCATTGATAAAGTACCAGATAATGTATTTGCTAATTCATCTGTTGCTCCATCAAATCTTCCACCCTCTCCAAATACTCTTTCAAATGCTTTTACAGTTTCTTCAACTGATACTTTCGCACCAGCAGAAAAACCTAGCATATCTTTAACACCTTTATCTCTAAATAAATCTGCGGCTGAGATACCAGCAGATAATGACCTTTGGATTTGTTCCGCAGTTGTTTTAAAATCTAAACCTGTTACTGCCGCAACATTACCTGTAATTTTCATTAAATTTGCTAGTTCTTTAGCATCATCACTAACAACTGCTAATACTCCAGACCCAGCTTGTATTTCTTCTAGTGAGAAAGGAACTTTAGATGCAAATTTTGCCATTTCATCAAAAGCTTTTGCACCCTCTTGGGCTGACCCAAATAAGAATTTTAATTGAACTTGTAGGTTTTCAATTTGCTTTCCTGTATTAACTATATTTCTAATAACAAGACCAGCACCTAAACCAATAAAGGCATTTCTTAAATTAAATACTGATTGTTTTAATCTTCCTAGACTACCTTGTAATTTGCCTAAAGCTTGTTTCGACCTATCTCGTGCTACTATGTCTATATTAAGTTTTTGTGTTGCCATTATCTTTATTTTCTATGTTGAGCCATTCTCTCTTGACTTTTATACTCATCTTGCTCTTTTTTCAAGTAAGCTAACCAAAGATTATAATGGCTTACAGGCATATCTAAAACTTGTTGAATTGTGATGTGAAGTCTGTCTGCTACAACTAAAAGCGACCTTGTAGCTGGGTCGCTACTTACTTTTTTTCGGCTTCCTCGTAAGAGGTGTCTAGCAAGATTTTATTGGCTACTGTTGCAATAACATTGGAGTCTGCTTTTTTCTTTAAAGAAATTTTATCAAATGGTTCAAATGCTTTAATCATTTCTCCTTTATCATTCTTGACTTGGAGTTTCATTATAAGCAAATCAACAAGAACATTTAAGTCTTGAAAATTATTTGATTTCTTAAAAATAATATTTTTTTCTTCAAGTGTTAAAGGCTCTGAATAAAAAATAGATGGATTACCATTCTCGTCTTTCCACTCCTCAACTTCAATAGTTAAAGTTTGCAGAGTCTCAAAATGAGTTTTTACTCTATCTATAACTGACATAAATTAGGATTATACAGTTCCTCTTGTTAATCCACCTGTGCCTTGAAAAGTAACTGATCTAGTAGTTATTCCATCTAGTGAAACATTAACACTCATTCCTGTTACAATCCCTGAACCTGTAAAAGTTTCATCTCCTGAACTATTACCCTCTGGTGCTAATATAAAAGCTATTGTAGTTCCAGCAGTTAATGTTTGTTGTGGAGAATCAGTTTCATCATAACTCATTTCTAAAGTTCCTGAAAATGATGTTCTTCCAGCTACAAATGATTTTGTGCTATCAGATAATTGAGTATCTTCTACAACATCAGCAGTTGTTTCAAGTGTGTAACCTGTTAGTTCGCCAATACCTGTTCCACCAGCAGTTACTACTCCTTCTTTTCCGAAGTGTGTTGCCATTTTTTATTTTCCTTTTTACTTATTTGTTTATCTTGTTTTTCTTGTTTCCAACCTAAATCTAAAAAATTATCAAGTTGAGTTTCGTTAATAGTAACTTCATTCCCATCTTTATATAATTTAATGTCTTTAGCCATAAAGTCTTTTACTATTTATCTTCTTCTTCGTCAATATCTTCGTCATCATTATCTTCATCAAAATCTTCTTCTGAGTCATCTTCCCATTTCTCATCTTCTACATCATCTCTTAAATCAGCAAGTAAGTCTTTGACTTCTTCACACATTATTGATTCCTTGTCATGCAATTTCTCAATGCTATCTATTTTCTTTTCTATTTTGTCTATTATTTTATCTTTAGTTGCCATAGTTTCTCCTTTTTTATGGTGTTCCAGCTTGATACTGATACATACATCTAATTGTCATTCTTATACCACCAACAGGAAACAATGTACCCTCGTCAGTTTCTACTTGTATAATTTCTGTATCAAGTGCATTACTATCTCGTGTAATATCACTTTCTAACGCAGTTTCAATAGCAGTAATTAACTGATTTCTTAATGTATCAATATTAGATTCTGCACCTTTAACAAATCCCAATATTACAAAGTCTATTGTTCCATGCCTTGTTCTAGCACCACTTCCTAATTCAGAATCATCTCTATTTTCTTCTGAAGTTTGTACTATTATTGCTGGGTATTGTTGTTGTGATAATTCTTCTAATTGAAAAGGTTGTCTAGTACATAGTTTCACATCAGGAGAACTAATGGCATCTATTACTGTTTTTATATTACTTGCTATGTTTTCTCTTACACTCATATTCTCATCGCATTAAGTTGTCTTATCATAAATTTATTAAATCCCTTTTGTATAATGGATTCTGTTCTTTGATTAAAGCCAAAAAATTCTCTTTTTGGCTCGTTTAATACTTGGTTAAATAATGCTCTTTTACGCATTTGTGCATTTGAAAAATTTACACTAATTTTATTTTTTCCTGTTTTTTTAATAGTTCTACCAGATGGAGTTAATGCTCCTAACATTCTTCCAGAATAAAATAAATCAACTGTTGTTTTTTTACCCTCTCTTTGTAATTGTTTTAAATAACCCTCAGAGTAAGGTGCAAAAGGAACTCCTTTAAAATCAATTCCTTTGCTTGTTTTAGTTCTGATAATATCTAATAAATGAAACCCAGCTTGTAAAAGTCCTTTATCAATTAGTCTTGGAAGTTTTTTCTCCAATTTTTTATATTTTTTTTGGAGTTCTTTAGCATTTGTTTTTATGCGTGGTTGAAGCATTATCTATTTAATCTTCGTAAGCCATGCAAAGGCTCTCTTTCACTTGTAGAGATTGTTCCACCAGCATCGCTATCATATTCAACACCATCTTCTAAAATTGCTCTCCATTCTTTGTTATATTCTGAAGCATAGTGTTCACCCATTCTTTCAAATCTATCTTTTTCTGTCTCAGGTCTAAACTTAGATAATGATGGTAAAAAATATCTTGATAAAAATAAATATACACCAGCTCTTGTGAACTGATCTAAATTAACTTTTGTATTAACCATTTCAGCAGTATTTAAAACAGTTATATCTGTATATACATTTGTTTTATATACAGGCCACCACTCAATCCTTAACTGTCTAAAAATATCGTTTGTTGTTTGAGTAATGTAGTATGAAACTTTAGAGTCGTTTGACGCAATACCAAAACTAAAAGCATCTGGTTGATATGTTTCTATTTCGACAACATCACAAACATTTGCACCTGTAAAGTTTGCCATATTAACCTACCAAACTAATAATAATTACAATAGCAATAATAACACCAGCAGTTACTTTTGGATTATCTTTTGCCATTTTCCAATATTTTTTTAATTCATTCATTTCTTTTTCCTTGTCTTTTTTTTTGGTTTTAATTGTACTACTTTATCTACAATATCACTTATTTTAGATTTTTTAATTTCTTTTTTTACTGCATCAATAGGAGCAAAACCTCTCATTTGAAAGTGGTTTTTATTAGCTTCGTATTGCTCTTTTGATCTTATTATTGTTTTTTTGCCATTTGTTAATTTTATATCCATAAATTCTCCTTTTTAATATAAGGGCGATTTCTCGCCCTTATAACTATCTTATTATAGAATAGATGAATCAGAATGTAATTCAACACCATAAGAGTCGTTTAATTCTCCAACTCCATATACTGCTGTTGCTACAATCTCATCAGCTCTTAAACTCGCATCTCTTTGAGTTTCAATTTTCAGGTCTTGCATCATAGCAAGTCCTAATGCGTCTCTGTGGAATACACCTTGTTTAAAGTCACCAGTTGTTCCATCATTAGCTATATTTGTTGTTTCATAGATAGGAACTCCACCTAATCTTCCAACAAAACCATTTCTTAATGCTTCATTTGCTAAATCATTACCATTTGCATTTGCAAAAGTATTAGTCAAATTTGCTTTAAGATCATAAGCTACCATTGGATGTAAAACTGCTGATACACCATCCATTGAAACTCCAGCATTTCTTACATTTGCGATTGATTGAAATACTAAAGCCGCAGTTAAAGCTGTTGAGCCTGACCCTACTGCTGTACTAAAACCATCAAATAATGCTGTTAAGTCTGTGTCTATTTTTTTTGCAATCGCATCTCCAAATAATTTACCAATATCTGCCGCAACATTTCTTGGTGCAGAGTTTCTTGCTAAATCTGTAAGAGTTGTCATTATTCCATTTTCAGATGCTGTTATAGTAACTGAAGTAGGATTGATTGCTGTGTTAGATAAATCTGTTGCATCTGCTACTGCCGCCGCAGAAACTGCCGCATAGATTGGAACTTCAACTGATTTTCCACCACCACTTATTGCATAATTCTTTACAAGAGGTCTCATAATTGATTTCTCACTTGCTACGAATAATGCTTCTGCTACAATCTCAGTATATAATTCCGAGAGTGTAGAACTTGTGCTTTCGTTTGCCATTGTGTTTGTCCTTTATTATTTGTTTGTTAAGTTAATCTGAGTAGGTTTTGAATCTCGGTCTTTGCGATACTCTGCATATTTAGCACGATCTTCTGACTTACTCATATCTAAATCCTGAATATTGAAAGGTTTTACAGTTTTACCACCGATGCTCTGCTGACTCCCTGAACCAGCCAATGACCCTTGCGAGAAATGTGGGTTTGCATCTAAGAACTCTTTAACTTTTTCTTCAATCGTTAAAAGTTCGCCTTTAGAGTTATATCTGATGTTTTTATTATTATCAAGTATTTCAACTCTATTATCTTCAGTAAGTCTAACTTCATCTTTTAGTAATGAAACAACTTGACTTGGCGATATAGCTTTATTTCTTGAAGCAACAGAAAGTATTTGATTATCAATTCTTTCTTTTTGGATTGCTTGTTTATATTTTGTGATCTCAGTATCTTTTTCAGCTATTCGTTCTTTCATAAGCTTTTCAAGTTCAGATTTTGATTTAGCTTCTTCTACTTGTTTAGCTTTCAAAATTTCTTCTTCTTGTTTTTTAACTTCGTCTAACTGTCTTTGATGTTTTGATTTTTCAGCTTCTAATCTTTGTTTAACTATTCTATCTACATCTTCTTGATTAAAAGTGGTACTTGGTTTTGTTTCGTCAGTTTTAGTTTCTTTAACTTCAGCTTCCTGAACATCATTTTTCGGTTGATTAACCTGTTTGTCATCTGACATTTTTTCTCCTGTTTGTTTATATTACAAGTTCGCCTTTATCATCATACCAATCAGGATTGACATAACTAAATTGATGTCTGCAATTATACCCACCTCTGACTACAAGTGGATTGCCTGATTTCTTACCAGACCAACTCCTACTTTGCCAAAGGCTTCTAATTTCCTCAATGGTAAAAAGACCACCTTGTCTCTTGTTATATACACCATTTACTAAATTTCTGCAAAGGTCTCTAGTTGTAGGTATCACATCTCCATAGTATTTAACAAAAGTCAGCCCAGCATCCCTTGATTTATTGAAGTTTAGGGTTGCATCAAAATCTCGTAAAGAATCGTTTAATATCTGACTAGCATATCTTTTCATATTTTCTCCAGCCCTGTCTCTTGCAAATTTAGATTGTAATGTCTGTATTGATTTATCTACTTGTGCTTTTTTTGACTTATTAAACTTGTTTCTATTAATATAATTTATTAATTTTTGTGCTTCTACATCATCTGAACTAGCATAAATACCATTGATTGTTTGTCTAAGTTCTTTTTCTAAATCAGTAAATTCAGTTCCGACTAAAGTATTTTGATAAACCTTTTCTGATAATTTTCTAGTAAAAGTGTTTGATACATCTTTAAACTGTGTGTAATATTGTTGCTTTAAATTTTTAACTAATGCTAAATCTCCCTTTGTTAATTCTGAAAATTTAGCTAAATCTTCTTTAGATACTTTTGCTCTTTTTAAAACTTCTTTAAAAGATTTCTCAATTCTTTTAGCTTGTTGATTAAAACCTTTTCTAACAACTGTATCAGACCAAGCTAAGTATTCTTTATCAAGTATTGCTTTTATTTTTGGTCTAATTGCTATGGCACTTTGTAGTTCAATAAGTTTGCCATCTGTTGTAGGTAAATCTTTATTAACTAATGCAACTACTTCTCTTTCTATTCTATCTAATGTTTGGGTAAGTGTTCTATAATAATTTGCTTCAGCAATTTCTATTTGCTTAATTCTATATTCTGTTGCGTCTTTGACTATATCTGACATTCATTAAATTTCTTCTTGCTCTACTTCTTGATCTTCTTGTTGAACTTCGTCTTGTGTAAATTGACCAACTTCTGAAGCTGAGTCTATTTCATCAAATATCTCGTTTAGTTTTTCGTTATCATCTACTACTGCTCTTGCAATTTCTTTATCAACTTCTTTCATAAATGTAGGAGAGCCAATACTTAATGATTTAGCTTGTTGGTAATAAATAAGATCAGTAGCATAATCTCTAATGTTAAATGAATCTGGGTAATTTATTTCTCCATCAAATGTACCATTTTGAAATAGTGCGTATAATCTAAATAATTGTTCTTCTGCTATCTGTAAGTTATCAGCTTTCTCAGATAGTCTAGCATTAAGTAATTCAAATTCTGTTTGTAAAGCTACACCTGATGATACTTGTGTCTTTGTACTTCTTACTGCTCCTGTATGTGCAATTCTATTTATGGCATTTACTTTGTTGTTAATTGATTCCATAATGGCTTGTAAGTTTTGCCCTGATGGTTGAAGTAAATATGGTTTTAAATTAGGCTCTAATTCTTCAGGCATTTCTATTACTGCACCAGCACCAGCAGAAGCATTAACCGATGGAGTCTTAACTAGCGATGGATGGTTTGTTAATCTAATAAGTTGTTCAACTTCTGACAACTCATTATAGATAGCTTTTTGTAAATCGCTAATATCAACTAGGTCTGATTGACCAATCCCTTTTTTGTGTGATTTGGAATTGTATAAGATAACTGCTGGTATCTTGCCAATCAGATTATCGGCAGTATCTATTATAACAGGCTCGTCTCTGTCTGATTTTGCATAGACAGTTTCAATCCTATCAAGATACCATATTCTAAAGTAAGTTCCGCCCTTTTTATCTACTTCTTCTCTTACTTTAAGATAATCTAAAATATATTTACCATTTATTTCTCTTTTAAAATTCCAATCTAAAACATTTTCTGGTGTTACGATTGATAAGTATGGTCTAATATCTTGCTCTAGTTCTTCTGCTCTTGTGTTAGTTGTTATGTTTGGTTTATCTAATATTAAAAAACAATGTCCATAAATTGAAGAATAATTTTGAGCCTGTTTCATAACTGCGTCAAAACTATTTCCATCTAAATCTGCATCTTTTATAAATGATACTAAACTAGCTTCATCAGCCATAGCACCAAAATCTCTTGATGCTTTTACTCTGAATAAAAATGATGAGTATATTTGAATAATGTTTTTACAATGATTGTCGCAAGGAGTGTTACCTAATCTTTGATTGTACTCGTTGTCTAATTCTAAATTATATCTATTTAAAAATTGACCAAGTGTATAATCATATCCACCATTAAATGATCTTATGTAATATTCCCAAAGATTAACATTTTCTTTGTAGTCTTTATGTGTTTCAAATGCTTCGTCTCGTGAATATGCCATAGTCTATTTCATTGTCCATCTAGTTGGTCTTGAACTTGGCATCTGAACTACTAAAGGTTTTATATAATCAATCATGTAGCCTAGAGCATCGTTCATATGGTCAAATCCATCTTCTTTATCAGGAATATTTGTATCTTCCTTGTATGTTTGTCTTTGTAATCCTTTTATCAATGTTTTGCAAGATTTGGAAACAAAAATATATCTATTTC